TTTTTAACTAATAATCTGTAAATTTCATCTATCCTGGCTTCTAGCCGATCAACTTGGCAGGTTATACTATCAATGCGATCCCGAACCGAGTTTCCACCATTGGGTTTAAGTTCAGAAAGATAACTCTTAACTAAAAATCTTACACCTGCAACTAAAAATCCAGTTAAGGTTCCAACCGCAACAGCGATTGAAGCCCATTCGTTAGCGGTCATTTGGTAATTACCAACACATTCATAATTACTGTTCCTGATGATGTAATAGCATAAATAGGAGATTCGTGATTGTTAATAGTTAATTTATCTCCATTATCCATACGATAACCAGTAGATGAAGTTACATCACTTGCACCAAGAAAACAGGTACCTGAAACTGAATGCAAATAAACTCCTTCAGCAACACCATCTCCTGCAACTAATAAAGTTGGGCTAGTGGTAACTGTTACCTGGCTTGAACTGATTGGCATTACTCTCCTTAAATAAGCCCCGAATCCTCAATAGCATCGACGGCTTCATCAATGCTTTTTGTTATATCTGGGAAATCGTAAAGCATTAAAGAGCAGCGATTTCCTCAGCAGATAAACCTAGTTCGGCTAACTTAGCCTCAGCAGATGCCTTTGCGGCAGCCTTGGCTGCTGCTGCTGCCTCTTGCTCTGCTTTCTGAGCAGCGTATGCTGCTGCGTCTGCCTCTCTTTGAGCAATTTCCTCATCGGTAAGTTCTACCTCAGTAGATACTCCTGTGGAACAATCCACAATTAGTTTAGTTGGGTTTGGCATTGTTTCTCCTTAGTTGTTATGAGTTTTTGATTCCGTATAGGTAAGCAGTTGAATATTGAGCAAATAACCCTGCATCTGGGTAAAAACTAACCGCATTAACAGCGGCAGAATTAGACCATAACGAAGCGGTTAGAATATTTCTATTTGAGTTTGCATTATTTTCACCACTTGAATCCATAGAAATAGATTTATAGTTTGATGAAGCATAATTAGGAATATACATATCGTAAATGGCAAAGGTATTGGCAGTAACGCTTGAGCCTGGCAAATAACTTAATAAATTATCTGAGCCACTGCCGCCAAAAACTGTAGCATTATCACCACCAAGAAATCTCCAAGAAAAATTAGCAGAACTTGTATTGAATTTAGCGTACAAAACAAAGCCAGCAACACCGCCAGCATCAGTATTTCTTAACGATAGTTTAATTAATAAGTCTGTGTAAGTTGATGGAATAGAAGTAAAATCTATTTGACTTGAACCACCACTACCAACAGTTGAACTTGCTATTAAAGTATATGTGTTTGCCATTATGCCGCCGCTATTCCGTAGAGTGATAAAGTTGTTCCATTAATAAAAGTTGAAGTGCCAGGAAATAATTCAATAGAAGTTATTGCAGAAGTAGAACGCCATAATCCAACAGTAGCATCTAAACCACCAGCAGCCCTATTACATCTTGCTATTAATGTTTTATAGGTCGTTGTATTCGCATAATTCATAATTTGAATTATATGATTAGTAGCAGCAAGTGTAGTGGTTAAACTACCGCCATCAGATACACGCAAAGAAGTAGCACTAGTAGTACGACCCGAAACTGGCGTTAAATTGTCTAAAGTTAATCTCGTGGCTGAATAATTTGAACCTGTATCGCTATTAACTCTTAGGCTCAAATCAATTGCTGTTGCAGAACCGCCATTTACCACAATTACTAAATCTGTATAAGCACCGCTGATAGATGAAAATGTATAACTTGCGGCACTGCTGCTTGTTGTAGCAGTTGCTATCGGTGTGTATGTTGAACCTGCGGCCATTGTTATCCCCTCACGCCGTATAAGGCGAAATTGCTATATTGGTCAAAGTTTGCTGAACTTGCAATAGTAAAAGTTATTGAACTAATTGCAGTAGTTGATGCTTTTAGCCAAGAGTGCATAAATATTTCTCCACCTGAACCATTGTTGTCGTGTCCGCTTAAAGAACGCCCTACCCGATTTTTATTAGTATCGGTGTAATCTAAAATATCTGCTACACCTGCACCAAAAGCATTTGCTGGCGAAGTACCTGCCGACATATTCCCAAAATAACTTAAAGTGTAAGGCTCTGAACCAGTTGCAGAACCATTACCTATTAAAGCGTGAGTGCGGTCTGCGCTTCCACTATTTATTGACATTAACAGGGTATCGCCACCCGATGAATTAGCACTTCGCGCAATCCAACGAACTTGCAAGTGTTTGTAAGTTGCAGGTATAGAACTGAATGAAATAGTTGATTGACCGCCTGAACCTACTGTTACTGTTGCGATGGATTCGTAACTAGGCCCGCCACCAGCGGCGGCAAGTAATCCACCATAACCTCTAGCGGAGGCATTAGCCAGCGTTGTAATTAATGGCATTATTTAATCCCCTTTAGGCGAATTTAGTTTGGGTTTCTAATACTGTATAAGTAGGAGTTGCAGCAGTTTTGATAATTGTAAAAGAATAAGCATCAATTGCTGAAGCATTACCAGCAGCGATGGCAGCAGGAACTTTAGGAGTTACTGTTGAACCATCAATTTGAATAACATTTGGATAGTAAGCGGTTGCTCCATTTGTATTAAGCCAAACTAAAGTGATTGCATCACCTACTGCTAAAACTGAACTAAGAGTTGCTCCACTTGAATAACGGAAATTCAATGTATGATTAGCAGAGGCATTTGAGGTGTAGTACCAAACAGATGCAGTAGATACATCAAAGTTAATGGTTCCAGTAGCGGCTGAGGCAACAACATTTACATCCTCCTCAAAACCTTTAATAATTAAATCTGATTGACTAGTTGCAATATTTAAGGTAACAGTTCCTGAAGTTCCGCCACCTGATAAACCAGTTCCAGCGGTTACGCCTTCAATATCTCCAGAGGCTGGTGTTGCAAATTGGAAAAAGATAGCAGCGCTAGCGCTAGTAAATCGCAAAACTCCACCCTGATTTGTTGCTAAAACTAATGATCCAGATGTATCAACTGTTGCAGTTCCTGCGGTTATGGTAGTGGCACCTGCTCCAAGATTAATGATTGTTACAATATCGCCTGCTGCAAACAATCCTGTATTAACAGTAATTGTAGTTGGGCTAGCATTGCTCATTGTTATTGCATCGCCAGCATCAGTGGCAACTAATACATAAGATGCAACTTTTGCATTTGCTGCACCGCCTAGCATTGCCGTCTGTTGTAGGCTAGTCATTTGGGCTGCGGTCAATACCTGCCCAGTGGTGAAGGTTTGTTTTGCCATTATTGCTCCTTAGTCAGTAACTTAAGATACCAGAACCCAAGCGGCCTTGATCGGTGGTGCTATCAAGGATAAACGCCTGAATTAGAGGTTCTGCGGTTAGTATTTTTGTAGTGAACATTGTGTTGGTTATATCGTGCTGAACGCCTTGCACAAATAGTTCCTTGGTAATAGTTGAACCACCTGGAACAGTTTTAGTTACATTTACCAAATCAAAGATTTCAAGTCTTAACCCAGCCACAATTTTGGCAGGTGCTGAGGAATCTAGGAGATTTATAGTCATTGAATCTATACGATCAGTTGTGTTTTTTCGGGCTACCAATAGGGTTTGAGCCTGATCTAAAGCCTCAGCATCGGTTTGAACTAGGATTCCATCACGCTTGCCTGAATGTAAAAAGTAGGTATCTATCGAGGTTTGATCAAAAACATTTTGAGGCGATGTGCTGCCATATCGAGTAACTGTTACATCATTTACCAACAAAGTATCATCGTTGGCAAATTCAATTTGTTGATAGGTAATAGCAGAACCATCATCGGTAAATACTGTTGGAGTTTCATCTGCCTTTTTACTAATTGTATCCCTAGATAAAAATGTTGCGTTTCCCTCGGCATCAATAAAAAATCCGCCGAACTCTGAGGATTCAACTAATTGAATCGCTGTAAGCAAATCTCTATTAGATGTGCCAGGATCACTTTGAAGTATGCTTGAGCCAGAATTTACATCTCTTTGAGATTCTGGCCAACTTACAACATCAAGCAATGTATTAATTCTATCGCCAGATAATTGAGGTGAGCCAGCGCCAGCAACAGTGCTAATACCAATACCATTTAATAATCTAAAGCCATCAACACATTGCAGGGTAATCTTAGAGGTTTCATCTACCCCTAAACCATAGGTGCTGTTGTAAGCGGTAATATAACCAGAGTAAAGATAGTAACGATCAGTTCCACTACCATCATCATAATCTGCATACACACGAATCTTGCGCAATGGTAATAATTTGCCATAGTAAGGAGAGGATGTGTTAGCGGGCGACCAATCACCATTATCATCGGCTAAAACTATTGTTGCAGCACCAGCCTCAAACTTATTAAGAATGCGGTTTCTACCTCGGCGAATATTTACCTGCAATGCAATATCTGAAACATCAACTACATCGCCAGGTGCATCGGCTAAAATACCAGTGCCAAGCGGAGTAGTTGGATCATCTAAGATTAATGGGTTACCAAAGGCTGGGCCGTTTGCAAAGTCAATGCTTACACCAAGAACTGGAGTACCTAGCATTACAAATCCAAAACTCTAGCGTTAATTGATCGGCCAGATGTTTGACCAGCCAAAATACCATTTCTAACTGTTTCAGTTAAGTCATTGGTAGTAATAGCATTACCAGCATTATTAACAGTTACACTTATTGAGGCTCGCTCACCAGCACGATAAGCCTGATAATCAGGCATTGATACTGATGGTGATACAAATGGTGTATCAGGGATTTTATTTGTAGAAGCAACCTTCTCTTGCAAGGTAAGAATAGTTTTAGTTGCTGCTGCTAATTGTTGTATATTAGGCGCAAAAATGGCCTCATAATTTTTCGTTGTAGGTACATTTTGCTTAGCAATAAAGTTTTCTTTGCCAACTGCCTCAAGATATTTATTTAATTCCTCTAAGGCTTTTTTCCAACCATCGGCTGCGGCTAATCCTGCTGCATCCCAGCCTGCACCTAAGTTTACATTGCCAGTAACTGAGGCAATGTATTTAACCACTTCATAATTAGTTAGATTCCACTTGCTAGCAAGAAGGTTTACTTCCTGTTGAGAAATCTTACTATCTGAAATAACCATCAAAATATCAGCGTATCGTTGCGCTGCAACATTCATACGATTAGTTGCCTCATAATTGGCAAGCAATTGATCATACATTGCTTTTTGAGCAAGATTTTGTTCTTTAAGAAGGTTTAATCTAACTGCCTCAAGTTGAATAGGATCAGTTTCAGATGTAGGTGTAACACCCATTGCCTTTAATTTATTTAAGGCTTCTTGGCTTGCAAGTTGCTTCTTTTGCTCAGCAGTTAATTTTGTAGTGTTACCTAAAATTTTGCCAGTAGCAACAACAACTTTTTCAGCGTTCTTTACTCCAGGTGCGCCATAAACATTTCCCCAGCCAGGAGTTAATGCCCTGATCTTTACATTCTGAGCATCAATTGCATCATTGTTTTTAGTTAATTGCTTATAGGCAATTAAGCCTGCTGTTGTAAATGTAGCAATTGCTCCTGCTGCGGCTAAGGCTGAGGCTCCACCTGTTGCGAAAGCGGTACCAACTCCTGCTGCGGTGGCTGCCGCTGCCTGGCGCCCGAAGGCGGCAGTTAGAATATTGATAGCACCAGTTATAGCAACAATTCCAGCATAAACTTTTGCCGATGCAAAGGTAGCAATTAATAAACCACTTAGAACCTTGATGGTTCCTAAGTTGCGTTGAATATAATCAAATAAATTAAAAACTTGAGTTAATAGTGCAGGAAGTTTTGTTAGGATTGTATCTAAACTTGATGCTAATTTATCTTTATTAGCGGCAATCCATTCCTCTAATTTAGGTAAAACTTTTGTAGTAATTACATCAGCAAATTTTTCAATAACTGGTAAAAGGGCATAACCAAGGGTTTCAAGAACTTCACCATAGGCAATATTTAAACCTTTTAATCTAAACTCTAAAGTTTTGGCACGAATATCAGCCTGATTTTTAAAAGTATCATTTAAAACATCAAGTGCTTTATTAAAGTTTTTTGATTTAATTGTATTGGCATCAAGTGGAACACCAAGGCGAGTAAGGGCGCCAAGGTTACCATTTACCGCTTTACTTAATGCTAAAGAAACAGAGGCTAAATCTTTTCCTGTTCCAGCAGAAATATTTAAAGCAGTACCCAATAAAGATTGAGCAGAGGCAACATCTCCAGTTGCCCTGGCTAGGGTAGCCAGCGCTGGCCTCAACTCATCATCGGCAACAGAAACTTCTTTTTGTAATAAAGTTATGTAATCCTCAGTGCTTGCAATAACTGCATCTGTTGCACCAACAGTATTTCTTAAAGTAGAGGCAAGTAATGCCTGGCTCTTTTGATCCTCCATAGCAGCACGAACTGCATCAGTTCCTACTTTAACAGTGAACGCACCAACGGCAGCACCTGCTGCTGCAAATGCTAGCGCTGATCTTTTAGCAAATTTATCAAAATCTTTACCAAGTTTGGCTATATCTTTTTGAGCAGCCTTTGAACCTTTAGCAGAGTATTGAGTAATGATCCTTGCAATTACTGCGCCAACGGCCATCTCAACTCCTACCATTCAAATTAGTTTGTAATGTTTTTTTAGCATCCTCTAAGGCTGCTGCAACTCGCCTTTGAATTTCATCTTTATCTTTATCAACAACTGCCCAAATAAGGCGGGAGGCTTTTCCGAATGAATTGCTTAAATATCTAATAAATTGATTTCTTGATGCGTTGCCACGCCTGCCTGCAACTTCAAATATTGCACCAGCAGCGCTCTTATTAATTAACGCACCAGCGCTAGTGGTGTAATCACCACGAACTTTACCTTGCGCTCTGCTTTTTACAATGCCTGTTTGAATTTCACTAACATCCCACGCTGGCCAGCCCGCGCCACCGCGAGTTCTTGGATTAGCGGCTGAAGTTTTACGCCAGCCGCGCATCGGAGTTCCATAAACAGGATTAGTAAATTGAACGACTAAGTTATCTGCTGATCTTTCAGCGCTAGTTAATGCGTCATTAATTACTTTGTTAAATTTTCTAGCCGCTGCTTTATCAAATTGTTTTAAGGCATCTTGCGTTTCTTTGATACCTGTTAAAATGATAACCTCATCAGCCATATTTATTTGCCTTTGCTCTTTCCTTTAGATAGGCGAACATTGCTTCTAAGACACCATCAGGGGCATCTATCAAATCAATAGGAGAGATGCCCAACTCCACCGAGGCCGTTGCAATTGCAAAGGTTAGGCTATCTCGGTGGATTCTGAATTTGGGTCTGAAATCATTTCAACAGATTCCAGCGTATCTAAAAATTCTGGGCCAAAAGGTTTTACAACTCGGCCATTATCTTTTAAAGATTGCCAAGCGAGGTAGTAGATGTGTTCCATCTTTTGATCCTCTGAAAACAATTTTGCCAATCCTTTGCCAAACTTCTGCTCAAAAGCAACGATGGTGCGAGGGCGTAGTGAAAACACGCTATCTACACCATCGTTAGTTTTGATCTTTAGTGATAGTCCATCCATTTTATTTCCCCCTAATTAGTTATGATGTTGCTTTTGTTATTGCACCTGACACTGGCCAGGTAACGCTTGCAGTGCTTAATTCTCCAACAGCACCTGATAATGGTTGCCATTCTGAAACTAAAGCATTGAATGAATATGATGGATTTGTTGCAGTTGTACTTCCTGCTACTGGTTTTACAACCATTGCAGCAGATGTTCCGATTGTTGGGTAAATTATAGATTCTAAAGCACCAGATGCAAAATCCTGGAAAAATTCTATTGTTACTTGATTATCGGCTAATCCTGCTACGCGGGTGCGAGCAGTGTTTCCAAATGAAGTTGTATCTACAACATCTAGTGATGTACTTAAAGTTACTGAACTTACATAACTTGAAATATCAGTGCTTGCGAAAGTAATTGAAGCGTTGGTTAATACGATTCTTGCCATTATGCAACCGCCTTAGTGATTGCTCCTGAAATTGGCCAAGTAACACTTGCAGTAGCCAATTCACCAACTGCGCCTGAAAGTGGTTGCCACTCTGAAACTAGGGCAGAAAATGTATAGGAAGGGTTTGTTGCGCCAACTGTTGTATCAACTGGTGTAACAACAACAGTAGTTGCAGTTCCTAACAGTGGATAAATTGTTTGTTCAACATTTGATGTTGCGAAATCTTGATGAAATTCAAGAGTTACAGAATTATCTTGCAAACCAGCAACGCGAGTTCTGGCTGCGGTTGATGAAAACCCTGTTGTTTCAACTACATCAGCACTAGTACTTAGGGTAACGCTTGCAATATGATCTGATAAATTTACTGAATTTATCGTAACCTTTGCATTGGTTAAAACGATTCTTGCCATTATTTGTCGGCTCCTTCTTGGATTGCTGGTTTGGTTGTTCCCCCAGTTGCCTTAATGTGGTTGCCAGCAATCAATGCTTCGATGTTGGCTCCTGCATTAAGCAATTCTTTTTCGGTGATTGATTCACCTTTCTTTTTATTACAAACCTCTAGTTCTGAGGTAATTACATAAGACATTTTTTCTCCTTAACCCCAAAGTGTGAGGCGGTATCTATAAGATAGGAATAAACTACCAGCAGAATCATAAGTGCCACCTTCAGCGCTAATAACTCTAAGTGTGTTTACTGCACCACCTAAAGTTCTATCACCTTCAATAGCAGCCTTAATTGAGCCAGCCCCTGATCCTGCTAGAAAAGCATCTAACTTATCTTGGGCAACTCTTTCTGATAGGCGTTGAACAATCACCAAGACATCGCAATTGGCTTGATCTAAACCTCTTGCATTATTTATATCGAAGGTGAAATCTAGTTGCCCAACAATTGCTGCTGGTGGGCTAACAGTATCTGGAATTAAATCATAAACCCTAAGCCCAGTAATTGTTTGAAGGCGAGTTTTTAAACCATCTCTAACATTGCTTGGAATCACTTAGCAAGTCCACCATTCTTGCGGAATGGGCGAAGTAGAACTTCAACATCAGCATCGAGGCGAGAATATAATCTAACTGTTCCCATTTCGGGGCTACCAGCAATTCCAAATGGTGATTGCCTGCGACCAAATAAGCGTGATGATTGAATCAGAGTAGCCATATTTACTTCAGGTGGTACTGCTGAGAATCCCCAAACACCTTTAATTCTAAGTGATTGAGGTAATTGATAAGGAAAAATATAACTGCCAATTGCTAAAACTCTATTGTAAGGCCAAGATTTAATTGGGTTATTTATTGGCTCAACCATATAATCGCTAGTTGCCCAAACAGTTCCATAGGTAAAATCAAAATTATCATCAGTAGCAATTTCACTAACTGTTATTATATCATCGATGTTTACTGTATATGGATCAACTGGAGTGTAATAGCGAGTTACTGTTGATTGAGTTGTTCCATTAACATAAAAGAAACGCTCAGTATAATCATCAATCATCCTACTAGCCGAAGTAATAGCAGCCTCTAAAGCAGTATCATCTACTGAATCAGTGATATTTAATGAGGCTTTTAATTCAGCCAATGTGCAGTAGCCATTAGTTATTGCCACGCTTTATCCTTCTTTCCGCTTTAGGTAAAATCGCTCTTTCAAGTTGCGGCTGGGCAGTAGCCGTTTCTTTAGGTTTAGTTCTTTTCTTAAAAATCTTTTTTAATTTTTCCATAATTTATGGTGCCTATCATCTAGCCAGTATGATTTTTGATGAGGCAAAATTGCCCCTGTATGCACATATATTGGAAATCCAAGGGAACGAATGCGACGGCTGAAAAGTAAATCCTCGCCTATCCATTCGCCATTTACTGGGCCATCCCAAAACCAACACCAATTTTTACCCATACTAGGATCGGCTGTTTCACGCATCTTTTCAAGAACGCTGCGGTGAATTAAAAGGCAACCTGTACCTGCGGCATCTATTTCAAAAACTTTGTTCTCATCATATTTATAGAGAGGTAAGAATCCCTCTGGTGCATCTTGGAATATTGCTGGAACTGGTTTTGGATATTCACTCTTGCCATCATTAAAAGCAGCAAATACCAATCCTGCTACAACTGGCCGTTCTAAATCATGGGCTGTATCAATCAACTTATCAAAAGTTGCAACACCTAGTTGCTGATCGCTGTCCACCATCAAAAGCCAATCAGATTTTGTACTATCCAAAAATTGTTTAACTATTTGATTACGAATCTTAGAAA